GTTTCTTGAAGTGGAAACCATCAAAGCACTGCTGATCTGGCTAGTTTAAAGTCTTGCCACGGATATCCCTCCAGTAAGACTATCGGCTGAGACCAGCTCATTTAATGTTTCCTGCTCGGCGTTTTGACATGCACACCCCCAATAGGGCTGATCCTTTGGATCTAGTTAATGCGTCCTGCGTTGCTTTTTGAAACAACCTTTCCTTGCCTCACGCTACGTATTTACCGTAGACTCAGAGAGGACTTCAGAACCTTAATTATACCTGAACATTGAATCAAAGTAAAGCGATATTTTTAACTATTTTACAAATCTTTTCAGACCGCTTTCTTATTCAACTACAGTTATTATACATCAATCAACGATGAAAGTAAAGCGATATTTGTAATCCCCTCAACTTTGCATGGTTATGGAGTAGGTGACAGGAATCGAACCTGCTTCCATGGGTTTGCAATCCAGTACCTGTCCAACTGGTTCCACCTACATAACTTGGTACCCCGAGTGAGATTCGAACTCACAGAGTTTCTCCTTTTGAGAGAGACGACTTTCCCAATTTGTCCATCGGGGCATATGGTGGGCAGAGAGAGAATTGAACTCCCACTCAAGCGATTATGAGTCGCCTGCTTTACCATTAAGCTACCTGCCCAACAACTGGTGCGGCATGCAGGAATCGAACCCACATTCGTAGGGTAGAAGCCTACTGTATTATCCATTATACTAATGCCGCAAAAACTTGGTACGAGTGGAGGGACTTGAACCCTCAATCAATTAAGCGTCAGATTTTAAGTCTGATGTGTATACCATTCCACCACACTCGCACATAACACTGGCAGAGAGTAAGGGATTCGAACCCTTGCGCCGATTTCTCAACGACAGTTTAGCAAACTGCTGGCTTAACCACTCACCCAACTCTCTATAATTTGGCGGAAAGCAGAGGAGTCGAACCCCATCCCATTTCTGAGAACCCAGTTTTCAAGGCTGGTCGCAGGACCAACCCCGCTGCATTACTTTCCATAATCTAGTGCTGATTGGCCAAGATCAGCAGAATGAACCTAGCCCTCAAAGAAGGCATCTAGTCTCACCAGTGACTTTTCGTTCATTCAAAAATTGGTACCCAATAAAGGAATCGAACCTCTACCTCTGCGTTCGTAGCGCAGTATGATCATCCATTTCACCAATCGGGTATATCTGGTACCTCGTGACAGATTCGAACTGCCGACCTTCTCCGTGTAAAAGAGACACTCTACCACTGAGTTAACGAGGCATACATTTTGGTGGACCGTGAGAGAATCGAACTCTCAATGTCTGGTTGCAAACCAGAAGTTATCCCATTTAACTAACAGCCCAAAATACTGGTCTCCGATGCAAGAATCGAACTTGCGCTCCTTGGTCCCAAACCAAGAGTGATACCATTTCACCAATCGGAGTAAAAACTTGGTGCCCCATGACAGAATCGAACTGCCGTAACCTGATTACAAAACAGGTGTAATGCCATTATACTAATAGGGCGAAACTGGTTCTTTCGAGAAGAATTGAACTTCTGTCTATCGGTTATCAGCCGATTGCTCTACCATTGAGCTACGAAAGAATAAAACATTTGGTGCTGCCTAGTAGAATCGAACTACTTTCCGAGGATCTTCAGTCCCCTGCTATGACCACATCAGCTAAAGCAGCATTTTATTTGGGGTGTCGTATGAGAATTGAACTCATGATGACGGAATCACAATCCGTAGTTTTACCACTAAACTAACAACACCATAAACTGGTAGGAGCACAGAGAATTGAACTCTGATTTGTAGGTTAAAAGCCCACTACTTTACCATTAAGTTATACTCCCATATAGGAACACACTAGTCTCAAAAAGCGTAACAGCAGTTTTCACCGACAGGCTTATGAGATAATGTGTTCTTATATGGCAGGGGATACAAGAATCGAACTTGTACTAACAGATTCAAAGTCTGCTGTGCTACCACTACACAAATCCCCAACATTTGGTACGCAAATTTTTAAAGAACAATAAGCACGATGGCTACAAAACAAAAAACCCTCTAGACTTTCATCTTAGAGGGTTTTGGGAAATAAACTTTTTATCTGTTTACTTTACTTTCCAAAACCCTCACGATCAAACGCATATGATACATTAATCTCTGGGCGTGTGCATGTCCAGCCACTTAATAGTGGTAGATGCTGTTTTAGCATTCTGGATATGTTTAACGATTTCATGGTTTGATTATACTACAGGTTTGGTTTAAAGTAAAGCGAAATTTTAATAACCTTACAACACGTAAGGTCATTGTTTATTTAGGAGTTTTTTCTCACCTCTAGCACCTATTATACGGTACTATTTGATTAAAGTCAAGTCTTTTTTGACTTCAATGTTGCAGTGTTCAAGAAAGTCTAAGCCGAGAGTGTCGCGATACGATTCTCGATAGTAAACAGTTTTGATACCTGCACCATGAATTAATTTAGCGCAATGAATGCAAGGAGCATGAGTGCAGAATAAACTGGCACCATTGCCTGATTCACCATCACGTGCAAGTTTGATAATAGCATTTGCTTCAGCATGAATAACCTCATCTTTTGTTTTCAAAATTTTATCATCATCAGACAAAGGATCATTAGTATCAACCCAGTGCTCACATTCGTTTGTCCATCCAGATGGCATACCATTATATCCGATGGAGATGATACGATTATCTTTTACAACAACCGCACCAACCTTCAAACGAACAGCAGAACTTAGCTGAGCAAATCTCTCAGCTGTGTCCATAAATGCACTAATCCATTTTTGTTTCATAATATTTCCAATTACCATGGGGTTGTAGCCCCCATGGATTGTTAAGGTTACATTTTTTATACACAAGTAAAAAATCCCCTGCAATGCATTTTCGTTGATTGGTACTAGAACTAGAATATACTGAATGATCTAGTTTAGAAGGAAAAATACAAAGATTACCTTCTTTAACATTTAGTGAGTAGTTCTGACAATTATACGAATTATATTCAAAGATATTTTCTGGATCACCAATACCTTTATTAAATGCGCCATAAAATGGTTCGTTTAAATTGGTTCTTGTGTCTGTAAAAGTAAGAGTATCACAACTGCCTATTTCCAGTTCAACATAATATGTAAATGACAAATGGTGATCAGCATGATTATGCTTTGGAACACTATTAGATGGGTTGACGAATGATAACCAAGATTTTCCAATAACAATATGAAAGTTATCTAGATTTAAATTTAGAGAATTCAAATATTGTGATGCGCAAGAAACTACAAATTCATAAAACTGTTGAAGATCTTGCTCATGATGAAATGTGTTTTGACCATATTGTTCTCCAACTTCATTATACTTTAAATCTTTATATTTTGAATTGAATAAACATTTAAGTTGTTCTGATTTTGTATATTCAAAAACACAAACCCTTGTTGGAAACAAGTCAACTGTGATCATACAGAAGGATCTTCTCTTAATCCACGCCAACCTGCAATTTTATATTCTTTACCATCAAGAGACCAACCAGTACCATCCCAAAAAACTTTCTTATAGAATGGCCAGTCTGGGGCTTCAGCAGCTTTGACTTCATAGTCACCAGCACGATCTGGATTAACTTCTGGTGGATACCAATCAGTAACAGTCATAAGATATTCTTGATACTCTTCTTCAGCTTCTGTGTCAGCAACCCAGTCTTCATGACGATTGAGTAAATCAGTAAAGTCTAAAAGTTCTTCTGGGAGACTATTGATAGTATCAATATCAGTAATGTCGTAATCATAATAGTCATCATAACCATCAGCGAACCGACCACAGAATCCCATACCAGATTCCCAGTACATGGCTACTACAGTATAACCTTCGACAGCTTCCATGAATTCATATAACTGTGTTGGTGGACTCCATGCAGAATCAAACGATACCCAAATTGTATTATCATCTTGTCGTTCCCAGTCATGAACTGACGCTTCCCATTTTGTGCCCCAGTTGTTCACTGACCATTCATAATCCCATTCACCAGTTGGATTTGGTAGAATAGTATTGAACAATGCTTGATTGGTCTTATCACTAAGAGCAGTTTCAATAGCATCCAGTTTTGATTTATTGGGATGGGTAATTGTTAATGTATTGTCGCACCAATTTGGCATAATGATCTCCTAGTTAATAACGAATTCAAATTTGTCAATCTCTGACAACTTGTTGGTTGGAACCATGAATGAATAGTTTATATCCATTTCTTGATTTGTGTAAATTGCAAGTGTGCTGTTTTTATATCTACCACCAAGGTAACTACTCTTTGCTGCATTCTGTTGAAATTTTTCATAGAACGCAGTTCGGTTTATACCCATTGGAATAGAGAATTTCTTAACTCCATTGCTCATACCAACAGTTTGAATATCCAAATAATCAGTGAATGCTTTGAAGTCAATACCCATGATATAGCAGTCATCATTTATATAATTTCTATATGGCGAGAAGCAAATAGTATTATCATCAGTTCTATTAGTTTGTTGTTCCGCCATTTTACTAAGAATTGCAGTAAACCCAAACGTAGCAGCAGATGGAAATGCAGCATTCAATGCGCCAGTGGCAACACGTTCAGCAACTCTTAGATCTTCTAAACTTTTTCTATCTATGGTTTCTGCCAATGAACGAACATCGCTTTGCCACTTTGGAATCCAAACTAATTTACCAGAAACAAATACTTGAGTTGACGATCCTTTGTTTACATATTCTATGTTGGTAACATCTAACCTTAATGCTTTATTCTTATTGTCCAGTGACTTTACTGCTTTATAAATCTGATCAGCATTGGCTTGTCGTTCTGTTAATCCAGAACGCATTGACTCAGGTATATTAGCAGTCTTGGTACCAACTCGATTATCTTTTATGACATCAACATCAGCACGTATTTTTATTTCATTATTGTTGTATGAAAGAACCTCATACTTTTTAATGACACCACCATTATACTGAACAATATCCTCAGTTAGATTACCGTTGCGAACTTTATGCTCGCTGTTAATCCAAGTACCTGTTACCTTTTCAACTGCTGCAACTTTAGCGTTACGTAATGCTGATTCAAATGTATCACCGTAACCTGTAGTGATAACTTCCTCAGCATTACATAAACTTGCAACTAAGCAGAGTAGTAGTAACGAATGTTTCATTTTGCCAGTTCTTGAGACTGAGTCTTTACGGTATCTACACCTTTGTCCAACATCTTAGCAATGCCACTGAAACCAACAGTTGCTAGAACTAAACCAAAGATTGTTCCTAGAATAAATGCTTTCATATTAGTTCCCCATTGCTACACGTAATTGACGTGCTGCGTTCATAGATCTTTTATCAACTTGCACTGTAACAACAACGTACTTTGTATCTGAAGAAATCTTACGTTCTAGAACATAGACACCCTTTAAGATACCATTAGATTCAACTGAGATCTTTTCGATAATCTCTTCAGCGATATTTGCTGCACGTTGTTTACTTGAAACATCATCTTCCGAAACATTCTTTGATAGGGATTTGGTAATCGCATCAGTGGTTGTTTTGGATTTTAGATCTTGATTAATAAACTCAACGATATTTCGTTTTGCTCGCATATGAGCCACGTTCATACCTTGTTCAAGACCAGCATCAACATTAATAGGTACTGCTGATGTTGCAGAAGATTTAAGAGATTCCCATTCACCTTTGTCGTTGAATGTTACTTCAACTTTACCAAAGTCTTGAGTAAACTTAACTACTTCTGATGATGGCGTATCTAATGCTACCTTTGTTGTACTACACGCAGATAACGCAAGAACTGCTGCTACTAAAATCAATTTTTTCATAATATATTATTCCAATGTTAATGAATACACTACTGCATTCGGTTTGTTATATGCTTCTATTACACGATCCCGCATATTAGGATCTGACAATTTAAACCCAAGTCTACTTGATGACTTAGGATCAACTTGTTGCAATACATTAGATTCAGTGTTCTTATCTAAAAGAACCACTGATCTGTCTTCAACTGGAACTGCAGGGATTGGTGTGACTACAACTGGCGAATTGCTCGCAAGCATCACAGGTTTTGATTTGAGTTTTGCAAAGTCGTTATCGAACTTCGCCCACTCAGAATTGAAGTCAAGAGCCATTGCATTAGTTGCAACGAAACATAACACTATCACAGGTTTCATAATAAATCCTCCATAGTATTATTATACTACAGAATTTGATTAAAGTCAAGTCATTTTTGATTTTATTTTTGCAATAACATCAACTGCAGCTTTCATTCCTTCTTTCTCCATCATATCATCAAATAATTCTTCTCTTGCAAGTTGAATGTTGTTTAATGTTATCATGGCTTCTCTTTCGTCCATGGAGTTGAGCATCATTTTGAACTCATCCTCTTCTAGACTTAGAAGGAATAAAATAAAGTCTCTGTCGTCGTCTTCAAGATGTCGCACTTTCTTTGGCTTTCTTCTCTAATGGAGGAATGAACCCAGCATCAGTTACCAATTTTCGTGTTATCTTTGGATATTTTTTATGTAGTGTCTGGTCTTTAATCGCAATCAAGACTTCTGCTTCAGTAGGATGACAACCTTCAAGCATAGAGATAAACAATCCCTCACGCTTCAACGGTAGCAAATCTGCTCTGCAGAAAATATATAACCTACGCATTTCGCTAAACATATTTGTTGGTGTCATACCCAACGGCTCGTCTGCAGGTTTGTATGGTGGAGTACCTTCAGGAAGAATCATTTTCTTTGAAGGTTCAAATGCATATTCAAAAATCAATTTCAATACCGCATCACCTTTATAAATCTCAATTGCTTTAGGATCCTGTTGAATCTCGTCAAGCATTTGTGTTACATATTTACGCATATTAAAAGTCCTCTAGTTCATCTAACAATAAACGACATTTATGATCAATTAGATATTGCATAATAGCCATCTTATCACCTGTCGGTTTATTATTTAGGTATGAATCAATAATGGTTTTGGAAACATCCTCTGGGATAAAGTCAAAGTCAACCAGAGTTGCATTACGGTGCCAGTTGCGACGCTCTTCATCATTCTTACAAGCATTGAAACCATTTTCAAAGAATTCTTGAAGACGCTTTGCACTCATAGGTTTCTGACGTTCACCAATCATAAACACATCATCTTTACTTAGGATGTTTGGTACTCCGTCACCAGTATCACCCTTAACAATATGTTCAATTTTGTGCTCAATGATTTCTTTTTTAGTTGCAGTAACATACTTCTTCTGCATTGGCGACCACTGCTTTACATTAGGATAAAGTTGTAGTTGTTTAAAGTCTTTGTCAGAAGATAGGATTAGAACCTTCTGTGATTCCTCAACTAGACCTGTTTGAATCAATTCGTTTTCTTGAACGTACTTGGTCATTACTGCAATGATATCATCTGCTTCGGCACGATCGATATGAAGAACCTTATATGGAAAGTGGGCAGCAATATCTGTACGCATCTCTGATAGAGTATCAAAGATTAAACCCCAGTCAAGATCAGATTTCTCTCGGTTGCTTTTACGCATACCTTTATAGTATTCAAAGAATTCTTTACGCCAGTACTTGCGTCCATCACAACAGATAACAAGATCACCGTATTCTTTACCATACTTTTTCTTGTATGACTTGATTGTGGATAGAGTTACGTGACGAATAAGATTCTTGACCTCAGACTCAGTACCTTTCAACTCACGCTGAAATGTCAGAATGGCTGCAAGAGCAACTTGCGAATAATCAATTAGAATCATTATGTTTTTCCTTTAGGTGCTGCACAGTTAAAAATATAGCGCAACAATATCTACCTTCACCACTTAATTTTTTAGAGGTCATTTCTATTTTTTCAACTTCATGAACAGTACAACTTGGTATGATAATAACCCTATTATTTTTAATTTCTACATTTGCTTTTCTTGTATTATCTCGATTGTGTAATGTTATATCTCCACCAGAAAATTGTTTTGGCTCTTTGTGAAAATAACTTAATACTGTAAATACTGCAGCATCCGTGTGTTTAGAATAGTAACCCGAATTCTCATAATACGAAAGTAAATGATTTCTGACATTGCAATAGTAGAACAGTGAAAATAAAGAATTGTATGAAATGATCTTTTCTACGGTTTCTTGTTTACCAAAATTTGTCATAGGGTGACTGATTAAAGAAGAATGTTTCCAATCTCTAAAAACGGCATCAACCCACACACCAGCCTTGGTAGTAATGTATTTTCCATGTATATCAACAGCTGCTTCTAACTTATCTTTATCCTCTTCCATAATAGATGGTTTAGTTAAAAATGTTAGTTCATTACTAATATCTACCAGCTGTTCTTCGGTATAGAAGTTATCAATAACAATAGCATCTATACCATCTGCGATATAATTAAATTCCATTAAAATGCGCCAAGGATAATAGTTTCTTCGTTAATACGACCATTTGGTTGAGATGGTTTAGTCTTAAGTGTCTTCAAAGCATTTGTCAAAGCACGTTTACCCATAGCAAGTCCTTTGAAGAATTCTTCTGGCTTACGTAGGGTATATGCTTTAGATTCAGCAAGAGAGATACCAATAATAGTAGTTCCTTTCACAGAAACAGTACCATTCTCTGCTCGATAAACACCGACACGACGATACTTAGTATTATAGAACCACACTTCACTAGAACCAATTATACCTGTTGGGCTCACAGACTTCAATTCAAGTTCTGGAAACTCTCGCATGAACTTCATTTTAGCAGTCATCTTAGTAGGTGACACTGGTTTCAACTTTCTTGGAGCACGATTGGCTTTGGCAGTTTGAACCATTTGTTGACAGTCAGCAATAATCGCTTCGACAAACTCAGCAAACTTCTTGAGTTCACGTTTATTAAAATGCGAGTAACCTTCTACCAACTGTTCATCTTCGCCTTCAATCGCTTCTCTAATTTCTTCGGCAGTATGCACAAACAACTCTCCAATGCGTTTAGCAATCGGTCCAGCCACTTGATTCGAAAGCAAATAATTCTTTGTTGAAAACTCGGACTTGCAACCATTGAGCACAAAGTCGTCAATCGCACCTTCAATTTCACCAGCCAAATCATGGGCTTTCTCTTCCATTCTTTGTTGAATTGATATTACATTAGATGGAGCAGCAGCTTTTGCAGCGTCAGCATCTTTCTTATCTTGTTTGTCCTGAGACTTTTGACGTGTTTTAATTTGAGTCAATAGTTTGTCAGTATTAGTATCTAAGTGTTTCTGTTCAGCTTCCTGCAATACAGAACCCATATCAACCATTCGAGCGAGGACGCCAGCAGTGCGGAAATGTGCTTCGTCAACTTTAAGAAGTTCAACAGCGATTTTCTTGTCAATTTTAGCATAGTGTGAGATGAACCACTTCTTCTTTTCTTTATCATCACTATGAGAATTATAGTAATTCAAATTAAGAATAAGATCACGCATGTAGTTATCTACAGAGAGAATTCGCTCATCTCCCTTCATTGCTGCAGTTGCACGTTCAGTTTTTTCGCGACGCTTTGCCGAATTGACAGCCATTATATATCCTTATTTTTTAAAAGAAACACCAGTAGAACCACCTACTACACCACCAAGAATTAATGCTGCAGCCCAAGTATCAAACCCGATTGGAATGTTGAGGGCTGGGAATAGCGTATTCAATGACCAAATAGTTGCAATTGGTGCAAGGATAATAAGCAGAACAATAAAAGCAAGCCAAACAAATACTTTAGTCATAGTGTAAAATCCACTTTAGTTACTGAGTCCCAGCGGAAAGATCTCCACTCGGATTTTTCTGTATCAAAGACCCGAACTGCGGATCCATCAGACGTGCTAGGCGACCCTGTTGTCTTTGGAATTTTGTCTGCAGGGATTCTGCCTTCAATAAGGGTACATTGCATGGCTCTTTCGGTACCATCTTTCTTGGTGAAAGTAACGCACAAATCTTTGACGTTGTTGTCATGTAGAACTCCTAGTGTCCATGTTTTAAACTCTTCGAATTCTTTATCATTTTTGAATACTGTTTGCATTATCAATTTCCTTTTTCAAATCTTCAACCATTGGACCAAAGAACGATATGAATTCTTTGGTATCATAAAATGTAGTGTGACCACTATCAGTTAGAATAGATCCATCTTCTTTAAGAGAAGTCTGTTTGATTGAGAACTCAACCAAATCATATGGGCGACTTTTAACTGTAATCTTTCGTGTTAGTCCATTACGAACCAATTCATATTCATAATCCATCTTGCATTACCTTTCTGTGTTTAGGTTGACGTATATACTTGACCTTGGACTCCACAGTACGCATACGGTACTTTGGTGTTCGCAAATCTTTTGCGATTAGATTTCTTGGTCTCATAGTCTTATTATACACGTTAATCTCTTACAAAGCAAATTTCTTTAACAGTTCTTTTGCATCGGTGGTATCAATGGTTGTGTTGTCAAGTTCTGCCATAATGATAAGACGTTGCAGCAACTCGGCTTCTTTTTGCAAATGTTCATCTAGGGAATGATACCACTCAAAGTAATCATCCTCTGAATCTATATTCCACATGATATTCAGCATACGCTTTTGACGCTTAGTTATACCATTGATTGTAATTTCACTCATACAGTTTCCTTAAAAATACTGGACCACGTTTGAAGTTTCATCATCTTCTCACTCTTTGAAGTCATTACAGCTGACTCACTAACCATACCTGAATCAATCAGCAGGTCAATCATACACATAAGGTCACCAATTTCTTCTTCTAGGTGTTCACGATTGGAGACACCTTTGTGGTGATCTTCCATACCGAACCTAAAAACTTTACTGATGGCTTGCGTAACTTCAGCACATTCTTCTTGCGTAATCAAGAGGATCTCCCGATTCGCTTCATTAATTTCATGCATCTTCATAAATTTATTCATAATTCTTTTTATCACCAAATCTTTCATTAAACTCATAACCCATAAAGTACGCACGCATTTCTGCGATGCTCATGTTTTCGGGTTCAATTCGATCACCACGATAAGATCCTTCAGGATACCAATGCGGATCTTGTGGGCGACCATAATGACTGTCAGCTGAGCCACGATCAAATGGACTACCATGAGTGCGATCAAAAACTTCACCACGATACTCAACGGTATATCTTTCTTCAATAATCATATTCATGCTTCAATCCTTTCATTCCAACGCTGTTCAACAATTTCATTCACAAACTCAACAGGACAATTCAAAGAGTTTGCAATTTCCTCACAAGACCACTTAGTGGTGTCAAGAAGGTAATTGATATTTTCCCAAAGATCTTTCATTGCAGCCATATAAACCTCACTTTTTTACTTTTCATACAACTATTATACCCCACTTCGCAATGAAAGTAAAGCGAAATGTTGTAATCCCCTCAGAAAGTGAGGGGATTCGTAAGTTGTTGCTACAGAAGGGTTATTTAGAGGAAAACAGTCGGTCTATGAAGTGAGCCTCAAACATCCGATCAATTTTGCGCCCAAGAGCAGGATGCAAGACTAGCAACATTTGCAAAGTGATAAAGATAGATAATGTGCAAACTACCCAAAGAGCACCCATAATGGGTATAGTTATAAATGCCAGTAGCCAAGCAAGGATCTGACAAAGTTTCAACAGGATTTTATATAGCGAGTGCATCATTCCACCAATTCATTTACAAAGTTTAATAGTAAGTCATGATGTCGTCCACCATGATATTTCTTATTTATATACTGCCAAGGTTTCTCATACCAATATTTTGGTGCTTCTGGATGGCAACCAATAATACCAATGTTACCTTGAATGATTGCCATGGGATCTCCATTGGCATATCGTGCAATTGTTTTGAATTTTGTTTCATCACCAATTAGTGCACAACCATCATAGAAGTACATATCTTCTTGTTGGTCTTTCCATGTAACTGAAGCTACTGTTCCGTAGCTTCTTTTTATGTCAGCGTTTGGTTGCTTTATATATTGAACAGGATTGACATCATCAAGTACATCGAAATAACGACTTCCAGCCCAATAAGCACCCATGCAGATGCCAAGATAATGGCCACCACCATCCAAGAATCTGGCGATTCGATTCGCTCTGGTTCTAGTGAAGAAATTAGGATATGAGTCGCTATCCCCAATCCCGCCAGGAAAAGCAATAACATCAATATGGTCAAAGAAATTATCATCATCTAACTCCTTCTCTTCGAATATTCGAATTTGGTACTCAGAGGATAACGCATGCACCATTGCATATGCGCAATCTTCAGAACATTCTGGATGTCGCATAAACAGTGCGAGGTGTTTCATGTTTTGTTTACTAAATTTTCTTTAAATATTTTCCAAGCATTATCCCATGTCCAACGCTGACTACCTTCTAAAACTCTCTCTCTACTTAATTGCAAACATCCATCAACAGCGTGTTTTAAGTTTTCGTTCATGAAACCAGTTTCCGCTTGATCAATAACATCAAGTGGACCATCACAAGGAAACGCAGCAACTGGAGTACCACAAGCCATGGCTTCAATCATTACAATACCAAAGGTTTCCCAACGAGATGGAAACACAAATACTTCTGCGTTGGCATAATATCGTGCCAGATCTACGCCAGTCTTAAACCCCGTAAAATGAACACTAGGATATTGTTTCTTATAAGTTTCAAGCATTGGTCCATCGCCTACCATTATCTTTTGATATCCAGGATACTCTAACTCAAAAAATGCTTCTAAATTCTTTTCTTTACTCACACGACTGACACACAGCAAATATTTTGCTAGTAATTCTTCTCTAAGGTTAGGTGTAAAGATTTCTCTATCAACACCACGAGTCCAAGGGATAACTTCTCCATCAAACCCATGTGCTTTTAAATCCTTGACCATTGTGTCAGTGGTAGTTAAAACCTTACCACTATGCTTATGAAACCAACGAACAAATAACCAAGTGATCCATTCTGGTATACCAAATAACTTTTTTAAACCTTCAGGAAACTTAGTATGGTAAGCAGTATTGTGCCTAATATTATGTTTTGAAAGATATGCTCTAGCCCACAAACCCAAAGTACCTTCTGTGGCGATGTGGATATGATCTGGATTAATCGCCTCGATCTTCTTCCAAATTTTCCACGGGAAGGTAATCTTGACTTCGTTGTAGCCAGGACAATCAACATAGCGGAAGCACCTGGGATCAACATAATCCACAGTATAACCATCGCGAATCGCGCATGCTTCAATATTCTTGTAGGTCGTAACGACACCATTGATTTGATCAGGTAAGTTATCAGTTACAATTAAAATCTTTTTGGTCATCGAACTACTTGAGTATGTTTATGCTTTAGTGATTTCTTCAATGCTTTCAACCACATCTTCTTTTCTTTGATCTTGTCGTGGCTTACGCACGCTTGATACATCTTCTTTACTATCTTGCGAACTTTCATGGTCGTTCTCCTTGGTCCAAGTTATAATTTCCCATTTACCGTCATGATGCTCAACAAGAGCAGTACATGACTCAACCCAGTCACCATCATTCATATATATCACGCCATCGATCTCTTTGATTTCAGCATGATGTATATGACCACAGATGACTCCATCGTAACCTCGCTTCTTGCAATAACCAGCAAGATTACGCTCAAACTGAAACATAAAGTCAGACGCTTTCTTTACTTTATGCTTTAAGTATTTACTTAGCGACCAATACCCGAATCCTAGTTTATGACGAACCCAATTAAAACGAGAGTTCCAATCAAGAACTAGATCATAGAGTTTATCACCAAGAAATGCAAGCCATGGAGCAAGGCGAGTGATACCATCAAATAGATCGCCATGCGTTATTAGATAGTGCTTACCATCTGCGCCGATGTGTTCTGTT